CTGTTCTGTCCGGTACGACCGGCGCCCTTTACTACAAACCCGCTGCTACCAAAGCTACGTTCGGTGAAGCCAACGTCGCTATTGCAACGGAAGAGATCACCGTTCCAACCTTCCTAAATTTCAAGGTTGGTGACCCGGTTAAGTTCAGTGTTGTTAACACTGATACAGGAGAGGCAGGCTCTGGCACCTTGCCTGCTGGCATCACTGCTGGCACCGAGTATTTTGTCATTCTCTACACTGCCGCAACAGGCATACTGAAGGTGTCTGCTACTGCCGGTGGCGCTGCCATTAACATCACCGACGATGGCACAGCGGTTAGCCCAAATGCCTTTCAGGTGGCTTACAGCGACTATGAAGCTGTCGGTCAAGTCCGCGAGTGGTCTTTTGAAATCACTCGTGAGGAGATTGAGGTCACCACAATCGGTCAAACCCTAGGGCAATTTGCACCATTTAAAACCTACATCACTGGGTTTGCTGATGGTGAGGGTTCTGCTAGCGTTTACCTGACTGATGATGACGCAACCATTGGCAACCGACTTATTCAAGATGTACTTCAACGTCAACAGGTCGGCGCAGCTTTCAAGTTGTATGTTGATCGAGTTATAACTAGCGGTTCAGTAAATGATACGGCTAGCCGATACATTGAGATGGAAGCTGTGCTGACCTCTGCCAGTTTTACTATTAATCCAGAGGACGCACAAATGATTGAAATCGCCTTCCGTCCTTCTAGTACGCCTGAATTTGATTTCAGCGAAACCTGATCCCTCTGCGGGTTGGTTCTTGCCCTGGCTTGCGCCGGGGCTTTTTTATGTTTAAAGTAACAGTGATTCACATCATCTCTTTATGGCTGGTTCTTCCATGCGTGCGCTTGATCGCCTCAAAAAAGCCGCAAATCTAATTCCAGTTCAGAAGGTTGTAAAACTTAGTGATGGTACTGAGTTTGAGTTTTGGGCAACACCGCTCACAATGGCTGAACGTGAAAAAGCACAGAAAGACGCTGGCAGTGAAGATGCAACCGCATTTGCGCTTCAGCTTCTAGTGCAAAAAGCCAAGGATGAATCTGGCTCTGCCTTGTTTCGTGCCGGCGAGATTGCGGAGCTTAAGAATGAAGTGCGGGACGAAGACCTGCAATCGTTGATGCTAGCAATTATTACAAAAGACAACGATCTGAAAACAGAAGAAGCAAAAAACTAATCACGGACGTAAGGAGAGATTACCCCTTGCGTCTGATGATGCGGATAGCTCGTGACCTTGGTTATACCTTGTCGGAGCTTGCAGACAAGATCACCCTAGAGGAGGTCCAGCTATGGTCAGCGGTTTATCAAGTGGAGATACAAGAGCAAGAGGAGGCGTACAAAAAAGCTAAGCGGAGGTAAACTGAGGTCAGCATTTTAGTTTGTTGTGGCAGCAGTAGCGAACGTTACTCTTAATGTTGACGCTAAAGGCGCTGCGCAGGAGCTCAACAAAGTTGATGGTGCGGCAAAAAATTTAAATGGATCATTCAATACTCTTAAAGCAACTGTTGCCGCGCTAGGTATTGGTCTTGCAATCAGAGAGATTTCAAAAGTTGGAGAAGAATCGCAAAAAAGCAAAATTTTTCTTCAAGCACTGACGGCTGAATATGGCGAACTCAACAAAGCCACAGCATCTGTTGATCGCATTCAAAAACTTTTGGGCCTTAGCACATCAGAAGCGAGACAAGGCTACGGACAACTCTATGCCGCATTAAGAAGCACTGGAGTAACGACAGAACAATTAGAAGTTCTTTTTGTTGGCCTGACAAAAGCAGCCAGGCTATCCGGTGCAGGTGCGGCTGAAACTGCAGGCGCGATGCTGGCACTTAAGCAAGGTCTGGCATCAGGCGTAATTGCTGGTGAAAACCTTGGTTCTGTTCTTGAATATATGCCTGCATTAACACGGGCAATGACAAAAGAAACAGATGCACTTGGATTGACGGTAAACGGTACTGGGGCTGATCTAAAAAAATTAGGTGCTGAAGGCAAATTAACAGCAGATATTGTTTTCGCGGCTGCAAAAAAACTTTCGCAGGCGAGCGCACCTGCTCAAACTGCTGGCGAAAAGATGGCTGTTGCTTTTACTCAGGCGAAAGAAAAAATAGCAGAAGCATTTGGACCAGCAGTTACAACTGCAATAACTTCATTCTCTGCCGCGATAACCATTGTCGGCAAATTTTTCAAAGATAATCAAGGTGCAATATCCACAGTAGCAAATATCTTTATTAAATTGGTGCAAGTATTTGGTCCTTTAGCGGCTGGTGTTTATCTAGTCGTAAAGGCCTATCAAGCATGGCAACTAATCTCAACGGCAGTCGCAGCAACACAGGCTTTTATCACTGCATTGACTGGTCCCCAAGGCATTGCCATGGTTGCAGCAGCTGGTGTCGCGGCAGGAGTTGCCTATACAGCTTTTAATGGCATTCTTCAGGGCACTGCCACAGAACTTGAGAAACAAAAAACGGACGCTGCTGCCGCTAATGGAGAGTTTCAAAAAATTGTTGGCAGTGTAGGTGAATTACCTAACAAAACTAAGGCAGCGGCTGATGCAACAGCGATACTTGCAGAAAAATACACAGAAGCCGCCACACAGGCTAAAAATGGACAACTAGCTATTGAAAGTCAATTAAAATCATTAGAATTAGGCGCTTCTGTAACATCGGCACGATATGAAGCAGAATTAGCATTCAATAGTCTACAAGGGCAACAATTAGAGAGGGCATATGAGTTAGCAGGATCCGAGCAAGAGCGTCTTAATATTGCGGTCGCGCTTTTCCAAAATTCTATACAAGCTGCCAAAATCGAATACAACCAAGCACTTGAGCGCATCAAACTTGAACAGCAAAAACTTGAATTGCAATATGAATCGGAACGATTAAAATTAGCTGAAATTGAGGCAGAAGGTAAAAGGGCGCAAATCACAGAAATGGATGCGGCAAAACGTGCCGAAATTGTCCAGCGCACTAGAGAGGCATTAGCAGCACAACGGGAAGTCACCACTCAATCAAAACAAATGATAGAAGCGCAAGGACAGATTGCTCAATATCAAGAACAAACTGCTGAAGCACAATATCAGTCCAAGGTCTTGGCGGCACAAACTGCACTTGAGCAGAAACTAGTTAGTGACAAAATTGGCTTGAGTCAAGCCGATGCTAGTCGTTTATCCGCAAATTTAGCGACAGGCGCTCAGCAAACCGGCAAGCTGGCTTCATCTACAAAGCAAGTTGCAACTAATACTCAATCAGCGGCACAGACCTTTGCTACGCTTGAAAAAAATGCAAGGAATGCTGCTAATGCTATCAGCGCAGCTGCCTCTCAGCAGCAGCGCCTTAACGCATTGCAAGGTGGTAGCGGCCCTCGCAGTAACCCAAGAAGTGCTGCGAGAGGTGATTACTGGAAGGGTGGTTTTGAGGCTTTTGCCAAAGGTGGCATTGTAAACAAGCCGACATTAGGGCTAATCGGTGAAGGCGGCGAGCCCGAGTATATCGTCCCAGAATCTAAGGCCAGGAACTTCGCCATGAATTACCTGATGGGCGCTCGTGGCAGAGATGCGATTCCTGGTTTTGCCGATGGTGGCTTCGTTGGTACAATGCCAAATATCACCATACAAACTGGTCCTGTTCTTGAGCAAAACCAGCAACGATACGTTTCTGTTGTTGACCTTGAAAAGGCAATGCAGACCATGGCATCTAGCATCCTTGGCAACATCCGTACCAACTCTGGTCGCCGTTATGTAGGTGTCGGTTAATGACTGCTGAAAACAGAGCACAGTCACAGTTCCTGCGGATCTTCAATGAATCGTCTACGTTTTATCGATGGCAAAACTATTACATCGGTCAAACCGTAACGCTCAGTAGTGCAAGCTGGGCATATCACCCATTTGAATCTAACGGACTGGTTTCCGGCACAACTGGTGGCGACTCATCCTTAAGCATTAAAGTGCCAGCCACCAGTCTGGCAGTTACGGCATTCCAAACAGCAATCGACAGCAATTATTTGTGTGAGATACAGTTCTTTCAGTTTTACTCAGCCCTGTCTCAAACATCGCCTCAGGCATCACAAATCACTATCGGAACCTACGTCGGAGAGGTTGTGGGTCTTGGTGGATCATTTGCTGAGCTAGAAGTCCAGTTAGGGTCTAGTCTGTCGCCAGTGGGTGCCCAAGTGCCACCCAGGAAATACACTGGGTCATTAGTTGGAGCGCCTATCAGGCTATGACGTTCAGTCAGCCGCTATCACTGCTGCCCCTGCAGGCTGGTGTTGTTGTCACGCCTCTGACTGAGAGCGCCGCACAGGGCAACCGCACACTTGA